AGAAACTTCTCCTGTCTCTTCGTCAACTTCTTCAATGTATTCAGTTTCTAAACCCATTTGTTTAGCGTGTTCAAAACTAAATTTTTGTTCTGTTATGATGAAAACAGGTAGAATATTTTTTTTCTGCGCATCTACCGCAGTCTGTAAAAGTGCAGTTGTTTTTCCAGTGTCTGAATGACCTAGAAGCATATTAATCTGACCCATAGCAGGTCCTGGTAGACCAGTCGCCTTCTGAAAGGCTTCCCCTAGATCAAAGTACCTTTGTTCTTTGTACTTTTCACTAGAGGAAAACTTCTTTCTTATAGACGAAAAATCAGATGCTTTTTTCTTTAGTGGTTGTTTCGCCATATTATATATTAAAACGGTAATTCGTCATCATCACTATCTAATGAAGTTACTCCAAAATCAGTATCTTCATCTTCACTATCATATTCAGATTCAAATGACTTAGAAGTTTCAGTTCTCATCATATTGATTTCATCAGTTAAAGACGCAGTTTCTTTTTCTTCTTTGTCTTCTTCTGCAACGAACTTCTTCTGTTCCGAATCCCAAATAGGTGTTTTATTAGTAGCCACAATTTCTAAATACTCTTGAGACTTTTTAGAATAAACATCTCTGTGTGTTTCATCGTTGTTAAACCAATCATTCGCCTTTTCTTTATCCTTAGTAAGGATAGATGAATCGTCAGCCATAATAGAATTTACAACACTAAAATTTTTGTCATTTCTACCTGTAGTGATGATAATATCTCTACCTTCTCTAGGATCAGTAATATCACCTTTTAATTTAAATAAAGGAATGATTTTATCCATAATACCGTCACCAGTATATTTGTGCTTAAATCTCCAAAATTTAACTCCGTGATCTTCATTCTCTCTATCAATACCTTTAACTACATAGAATTTTCTAGGTATGAAGTCTTTCGCCAATTTCTTAGCCTTTTCTGAACCATCTTCATATAAGGCGTCTTTAGCCTCACATAGTGGACAGTGTTCACCATCGTTTAAATGGTTACAATAAATTTTATCCCAATTACCATTAACTAATTTTTCATGATAATAAACCTCCGTAAATGGAGAACTACCATCTTTTGTAGGTAAGATTCGGAATGTTTTTGTGTGGGATTTTACCCCTTTAGGTAGTTTCTCACTGAAGTACTTTTTAAGTCTGTCTTCATTAGAGAGTTTTTTACCACTTTTCGCTGGCTCAGTGTTTTTTTCGTACTGAGACAGAATTGCATCTAAAGTATTACTCATTGTATAAAAATTTTAAATTATATACAAATATACTAAAGATATTCCTAAAAGTCAATAAAAATCGGGGTTTTTAGTTATTTTCTTCGTCTTTTGTGAATTGGAAAGATTTTCTAATATCTTTTTCGTTGTAGTTATCAACATCACTCTGTTTAAGGACAAACTCTTCTTCGTCTTCGGTTGCCTCATAACCTTCTTTGTCTTTCCAGAAATCAGTTAATTTAATACTATATGGGAATGAGTCCATAGATCTCATCTCTAATCTTTCTACAGGTGTTGGATTTCTTTTTTCAATTTGTTTTTCTAACTCATCGATTTTATTAATCACATTATCCATACCAGAAACTTGATTTTCTAATTCAGATAATTTACCCAACAACTCATCCATTTTACTACTCATACCTTCTACAGAAGATTTAGTCGCTTCAGTTTTGTCTACGATATCAGTCACATCTATTTCAACAGATTCTTCACCAGTTTCTGTACTAGCCGTAGGAGTTTCAGTTGCAGTTTCATCCGCATCAACATCTTCTACTTCCGCATCATCTGCCAATGGATCAGTTTCAGGTGTTTCTCCACCTGCTTCAGGTGCAGTTTCCGCACCAGCTTCAGGTGCAGTTTCATCACCACCTAACGACATGAAAGGATCATCACCTTCTGTATCTTCATCACCCGCAGGATCCTGCTCTGTAATGTATTTATCATCTGTAAGAAGTGTACCGTTCACATCTTTTTCATTTTCAGGTACATAAAATGTGTACTCCAATAATTGTTTATATCTTTTTAATTCCTCAGAAAGTACTTTTTTGTTCATATCACATTATTAGTTGTCTACCGTCATTAGTTTTATATATCTTATTCACTCTCTCTACAATTTCTTTTCCATCATTAATAAGACATTCTTCTCCAACACAATCTTCTTTTTTTGCGTTGTTATCATTTAAAAAATCGTTAAGTGACTTTTCTAAATTATCGTTTTTTTTAGTATCTCTATTTGTTTCCATAATACTTTTATTATATAAATATTCTAATATTAAGAAAAATGTTTTTTTATGTCGATAATTTTTAATTCATCGTTTTTAACTATTATCATTTTGTTTTGATAATCGTCCCAATTTATTTTAACATTTTTATAATCTAGATTACCAACTTCGTGTTCACTTATTTTTTCTATTAACTTATTTAATGCATTAATAGTATAAAAACACTCTCCCTTTTTGTGGACTATTATTGTTGGTGGGAAAAATGAAGATGTTTCCACTTTTTGATCTTGTTCAACCTTAACCATAAAGGTTAAAATATTTTTATTTAATTCTTCAAAATTATATTGAAATATGTTTTTTTCTTTGATTCCAAATCTTTTATATAAATAATTTTTAAAACTTTCTAATTTATCCTGATATACAAAAGATGCTAATGTTATATTTTTACCGCTCGTCTCCATTTCCATAAATGTAAGGGACATATCTATTTTTATTTTTTAGTTTGTATATTAAATCCTTACATTTATTAAATATCTTATGATCTACCAAAGTAATATCATTTATCCTTTTAATTCTACTTATTATCTTATCTTTTTTATTTTCGAAATATTCTAAAACATTTAAATCTATGCCAAATATTATATTTTCACTGTATATGTAAACCATACCGTTTTCTGTAAAATAAATTACTGGTGAACTAAGAGACAATATTTTTTTTATTATTCTATAATTTACTCTTTTACTACCATAGAGTATATCTAAAAAAACATAAGGGATGTTTTCACCAAATTTATCAAAACAATATTCTTTAAATTGTTCAAAATCACTTTCAAAATCAGATTTTCTTTCTGTTTGATCAAAAGTCCAAAATAGGTTATTACTTATATTTTTATGAATTATAGATATTCCTTCACCTAACAATTCTTTAGATAATTTTCTACCAATTATAAGTGTTGGTAATCCTTTATTAATAGATTCTAAATCATCACACACATTGAAATTATCAACGTTTAATTTAGTCTTAGTTACTATATTACCTATATTCATAATACAAATATAGTGATTTTTTTTTAAAAAGTTAAGTTTTATGCTGGTTTAAAGTAATCTATTAACGGTTGACCGTCTTTACCAACAAAAATTGTAAGTACATTTTGGAATGTCTCTATTGATTTTTCAGATTCAGGTGGCGAGAATTGGTGAGCAGTGTCAAGACATTTTTTATATGTTGCCAAAGTACCGTTATTTTTTTGTGATGTGTAAAAATAAGAAGTTTGTGGATTATTACCTTTTAAACCTTTAAAGTATTTCCATTGTACAATAGAAGTCTGTATTGCACTGTTAACACTATCACTTAACCTAAATGGAGTTATTATTGAAACTTCCCCACTTTTATTAAATTCTTCATACAATTGAAAGTATTGTTTTCTTCCAACAATATAAAGGAAACCTCTAGGTCTAAATCTATATGCATCACCATCAAAAATATTATAATAATCTAATACTTTTATTTGTGATTCATCCTCTTTTTTTAATTTAGTTAAGGCTTCATTTAATAGTTTTATTTTTTCCGCTTCTGATGGTATTGACGGATTAAAAGTTTTTATCTTTTCATTAATTTCTTTTTTCTTAGCCTCTATGTTGTCGTTTTCTTTATATTCGTTTAGTGTTGGATTTCCAGCAATTTGATAGGCTTTTTGATTGTCTAAACCTGTGGTTGCGGTTGGGGTTGATGCTAAAATACCTAATCCAGTAACACTATTATAATATCTAGTTTGTCCAGATGCTATTGGATCATTAGATGGGAATTTAACTACATGTTCTTCCTTTTTAGGATCGTCCCAAGGCATTTCTTTATTTAAAAAGTTTTCTGAATTTGCTAACATTGCAGATAACAACATAGTAACCTGAGTATTTTTTATAATTTGATTACTTTTAAATTGTTGCGTTAATGAACTTATTAGTGAAGTTAATTCCGCATCAGTATAGTTTGTAACTCCTAAATTTCTGAAATTAATTAAACCTCCATTTGTAAAATTAGTATCAAAATCAAAATCATCCCCACCTTCAATATCTTCCCTTACACCAAATCCTGAAACAGTAGTTAAATTAGTAAATTCTATTTTAGGTACATCACTTATTTCATTTAAATCTATATCTAAGTCAGCAGTAATTTCTGTGTTTGGTGCAGAAATAAACTTTGATTGCCTTACACCTTCAAAATTAGTTGTCATATGGTTTGGGCTAATGTTATGGCTAACACTAGTTATTAAATAAGCCCCATTAAAAAATGGTACGTTTTGTAAGTCAAAATACATTAATGGTTGTATATTCATACAACCCATAGAGTCAACTTTACAGGTATATGACCTAGTTTTAAATAATCTAAGCAAATCAGTTCCTACATATGTTTTTTGTGTACCACCTCGTTTATCCACTAAATCTGATAAAGCCTTAAAATACTCACCAGTTTCTCTATGTTCTTGTTGACTTAAGGAAACATTTTTGAAAATTGTTTGGTTTTGTGCACCAAATGCAACTCTAAAGGCGACTAAAGAATTTTGTCCATTATTAATTATGTCTGGAGGTGAGTCATTTTTACTAGTTGGATCATTAGGATTCGGAAAACTATAACCATCATTAGCAAAAAAGTTATTATTTCTTTCTTTAATATCTAAAGCCTGTGACGCTCCTCCGATATATATACAACAAAATATTGGACCTTGTGATTTATTACTATCTAATGTTGTTTGTGGTTTAAATATTTTAGCAACCTCAACACCACTTTTATAATTAATGTAAGTTGGTAATATTTGGAAAAGGAAATTACTATCTCTTAAAAGTTTGGACATAAAGAAATAAACACTAGTATCTAAATTACTACCTAAAGTTAAAAAACTTTTTAAATTAAATGTTGCCTTATCACCTATATCATTCCAACCTCTATCAATAAATTTAAAATAGTCAATTAATGGTGTTTCAGAATTTCCACCACAAATATTAAATCCTTTTCTATCTGAACCAACCCATTTACTATTTATGTTTTTAAAATAATTATATAATTGTAATTTTAACTTTACTGTACTTTTATTTTCACTTTGTTTTACTTCTTCAGTATTCGTACTATTTCCATTTTTATTTGTCTGTTCTTGTTTAGTAAACGATTCTTTAAAACTTTTTATATATTCTTTAATACTATTGTTAGAAATTTTTAAACCTACAGGAACATTTTTGTTATTAAATATGTCTGGGTTTAATATAATCATATTAGTTGTTTCTTTAAGTGTACTTAAAATATATGATTTTGATGAGTTAACATCGTTGGTACTACCACTTACCGAGTTTAACGTTGATACTAACGTATTAACATTCTTTTCAAAGGTACCATTAAACGTATTATTAAAATTTTGATTATCTACCCAATTTTTAAACGCATTTATAAATGTTATTTTTGTAGATATAGGTAAAGTTTTTAAATTTTCTTCTATAGATTTTTGTTTAGTATTATACCCTATTTTAGATAAGTATTCATCTTTTGGAGTTATAAATTCTGAGTAATCTTTTCCGTTACTAATAACATTTACTAATGGATCTAAAGATTCCCCATATCTCCACAATATACTACCAATAAAATAGATATACATTTTAGGTAGATTTACAATTCTTGCACCAACAAAATTATTACCAGAAAAAACTGAATTCAAAAATCCTTCTTTAAAATCTCTGAAAGGGAATGTAGATAATAAAAGATATGCCCTACTATAATTACTTAATTGTTGTTTATAAAAAGGACTATCAGTTATTAAATCCTCAAATGCATTCGCAGTTTTACTTTTAAAATTAGATATATTAATATATTTACTACCATATGTACCACCAGAAGGGTTATAATCCTCTAGTATTGTTTTGTTTAAGTCTCCAGTAATATCCCCACTTGATTTTAGTAAGTTTTTACATACTTCTAAATCCCAAACATTAAACGAATTATATGTCGTTAAATTATTAGACTTGCTATAAAAGTTTTTGTAGAATAAAGGTCCTGTTTCTTTTCTGTTTATACCATTTCCATTTTTTTCATCTGTTAAATTACCATAGAGTGAATCTTCCCTTATTTCTTTAAATAAGTTTTTTGAATTATTAATAATTCCGTTAACATCAAAGAGCATATATTCTGCTTCTGAATTATATTTACCACTTATATTAAATCCATCGATTTTTGGTAATGCGGTTTCTTCTTTTAATAGAAGTAAATCGTTATCATTAATAACATTATCTTTATAAAAATTTGTATTTTCATAGACACTACTATCTCTATCCATTTCATTCAACAAATTAGTTATAATGTCTCTAACATTTTTTGAATATATGGTTCTATTGGCAGCAATTGCCTCGAATTTTGAATAATCACTAATTGATTTTAAACCAGTGTCTTTATCAAATAATGAATAATTATCTAAAACTACTGATCTAACAATAAATTTTTCTACCAATTCTTCTTTAATAGAATTAATATCGTTTAATGTATTAATTTTTAACCATGGGTTTGTGTTATAATCAATTGGGTTAATAGGGAACCAATTATCCGTATCTAAACCATTTTTTAAAGTAGTAGCCTTAGTAACTTCCTCTAGTGTTTTTCTTTTTGAAACTAAGATATCAAACACTTCTTCAGTAAATCCCCATTCAGGAAAATCATTAGGGTTAATACCTGATACTTCACCAATATATATTTCTTCTGAACTACCATCGGTATTATTTTGATATATTGAGGGCCAAGCAGCACTATTAATACCTGTAGGAATATCAGTACTATATCTACTTAAAATAGAACTCCTACTATTAGACTTACTTTTTTGTTCAGACTCAAAACTTATATCATAAATAGTCTCAACCATTGCCTGAGTATTATTCGCAATAATCTCAAAACAATTATCTATTGTAGGTTTAAACCCAAACTTATCTTTGAAATTTTTCAATAATTGTTCATTTATTTCAGACTGAACAACTTCCCTTTGTACCTTTATAATTTCTTCTAATTCTATTATTGAGTACTCGACTAACTCTCTTTGTTTCCTAAAATCAGCAACCAAAACTTGTGAATTTTTACCCATAGTAGGTGAATAAAAAGTGCCATCATTAACTAATTTTTTAAATAATTCTATATTAAATGAGTTATTTTTTCCTGATTTATCACCATCATAACTATTAAGTAAGTAAAGATTATTTGTTCCACCACTTAAATAAAATAAATCCAAAACATCTTCATATTTTTTTGTAGATATCTTTCCATTAGTATTTTTTGTTGGTGGCACTATATAATCTTCCCATGCATTTTCTGATAAAATATTAGGAAACGAATTAATTAATTCTTGATCCTTTGCATTTGCCTTATTTTCACTACCACTTATTTTTTCAGTCTTTTTTTGGTTTTTTTCTTTTGCTTCTGATAAAGTATTAGTAGGTTTATATTCTATTCTTTTATCGGAAGAAAGATATTCTTGATATTTTTTTATTATATCACTTAATGTTGTGATATATGATTTAAACGCACCTCTATTGACAGAATTGAAAACTATATAATCCCTAATAGAAAAATAGTTAATTTTTACTTTAAGTTCATCGTCTTTTATAGTAGTTGTTTCTATAACATTCTTATTATTTTCTAACTGAATAAATGGTTTACTGTCAGTTACATTATTTTCAATACTACCACCATTATTATTGTTTGGTTCTTTAGGTAAACTATTACCAATAAAAGTACGAATAGTTTTTAATAAGTTTAATTTACCATTTAAATCTTTAAGAAATTGGAAACTATTAGAATCTGTTTTTATTACTTCAGTTTCTACCTGTAGTTTACCAATTTTAGTCATAAAATCGTCTACTTTTCTAATGTTTAAACCATCTTGTGTTGTGACACCATCTGTGAATCCACCAGTTGATTGTTTTATTCTTTCATCAAAAATTCTATTTAAATTCGCAAAACCTCTTTCCGTATTAACTACACCAATAATATTCCCCATAACCATATCATTGAGAAAGGCTTGTTGGAATCCTAAAAAATTGGCAGTTATATCAAAATTACCTGTTTGACCATCAAAATTAGATGTCCAATTAGTCATATGTAAACAATAATCTACTTTTTGTCCGAAATACCCTTTTACTGAAAGTCTAAAAACAGGATACGGCATTTTAAAAAATATACTATATGGAGATAACCTATCATTATCCTCAATAACATCGAATAATGCACCACCTCTTACATCGGTAAATGTAATATCAACTACTGGAACTAAACTAGCATTGTATTTAATGTCTATTGATTTAATACCAAAACCTTCTAATACTCCCGCACTTCTTGTTTCAGAATTGTTTAATCCGCCAATTTGTGTCCATTCAGTTGTTGCATAACTTTTTTGTAGTGCAGGATCTAATTTTCCTGCATCATTATAACTTATTTTAGTGGATATGAAATTGACTTCATCTACCACTCCACTATTAAAAATTATTGGATCTCCCGCCAACGTATTTCCACCATAAGTTGTTCTACTTCTAGGATACGCAGAAAATTTAACATATATGAATAAGTCTTCAGGTGGAACAATGTCCATACCAGGTGGGTTTGGGTCAACAACAAAAACACTTCCCGTATTTTTTTCATTACCTTTATTAGATCCTATTTCTTGAACATTATTATCCATATTTTATTGTTTTTGGACATACAATGTCAAGTATTTATTTACTTGATCGATGTATTGTTGTAAACTATCCCTCAAAGGAAAAGGTATTCTTATTATTTCTTTATCACCAATATTTTCTTCAACACCACCATATTGTGGGTTAGCCAATAATATTAACCAACCATGATATGGGTTATCGTAATACTTTTGACTTAATTTATCTAAACGTGACGTAAGTGTACTATAAACCACTGATTTATCACTACTTTTTGTAGGTAGTATTATATAAGGTAATGGTAAGTATTTACCATCAAACTTAAAACTTTGATATCTGTCGTAATATTCCTTTCCCATAGTATTAATTTATACCGTTTGCAGTAACTGTAAAGTCTTTCTGAACTTTTGTCTTACTTTTATTTTTAGTAAAGTATGCCTCTACTTTAATTTTATCTACCTTTGTTTTCAAATATAACTCTTTTTCTTGTTTTGCAGTAGTAAGATAATCTTCCGCAGTTTTAAACGCCTTAAGATTATTTTGGTTCTTATCATTTTCAAAAATTGCCTTAGCAGTGGCTAATTCCGTTTCTCTATTGGTAATAGTATTATCATATTCTTTAATTTTATTCCAATCAGCCAATTCAGTAAATGAAGTTATTGGTTCTGATATTTCCACCAAATTTTCAGGACCTACTTCTTTAGTTACACCACCTACTGTTATTATCATTTTCATTTCATTATTTTTATTTGCACTATTTTCTTTGTCGGTTGGATTAGTTTCACTTGGTAATTTATTCCCTCTTGTTGTTGCCATGATTTTAGTATCGTTAACTGTTATTTCAATAGGATTATCTGACTCAACTTGTTCGGTGTCCGTATTTTTTTCAGCTTGTTTAATCTGATTAATAGTATCCTGTGTTTTTAAACTACCATAAATAGTTTTTACATCATTCTTACCAATTAATCTTTCTTTTAATTGTCCTAATTTAACACCATCTTTTATTTTACCATCTTCAATTGTATCAGAACGAACATCATACATTTCTGTATTTGCGTAATAATTAAATGAAACTGCGTTTTGTAATCTATTAATTGGTCCAACTAATGAATGTCCACCAATTAAATCAATACTAAGTGAAACTGTTGCAATCATAGGTTGAACCCCAATACCTTCAGGATTAGTGTCCCACTTAGGTCCATCGTATGTTATAGATAATGTATTTATTGCCACTTTGGTGTGGAAGAAATCACCTATCCTTAAAATACAAATTGGTGGTCTACCAAATGAAAGGTTTTGTGGTTGTACACCAACCTCTACACCATCTTTAGTAGTGTTTTTATCATAGATACTAGGACCCTGTCTCATACATTGATTTAAAAATGTTAACCTACTATTAAAACCTTCAGGTGTTATACTGTGAAAACCTGCATGAAAGTATCTAATTTTTTCAGAAATAGTTTTAAAGTAATTAGGGTAATTTGCATCAATAAAATCAAAATAAGGTCCCTCATCAATAATTAGATTATCAATTAAGTTGATTGCCTCTACAGGATCTATTGGTTCAGGATCTCCCTCACCTTTTTCTGGAGGTAGCGCTTCTGTAGAATTTTCTGTGTCATTTTCCATTAATACATCTACTCTATAATCTTCTATGTTATCAGTTTCTATAGCTTTACCAGGTTCTATTTTTATAGGTGATATGTTTTTAAATGTTTTTACATCTAATGACTGTTGTAAAAATGTAGTAAGTTTATCTTTTAAATCTTTAGAAAATGAGTCTGCTAATGATACTGGTTGAGCTGGTGATATATCATTTCTTGCCACCTCAATACTTGCAAAACCATTAAGTGTTATTAAAACTTTAGGATTAGTGTTACTTAATTGTTTTTTTATAAATTCTAAAACTTCTATTTTTAGTTTATCAAATCCTGATTCATCAATTTTTCTAGTTGCCTTACAATTTTCTGTTGTCTCAGTACAATTCTCTACATAGTTAACTGTTCCATTCTTTTGCTCTTTTTCAGGTATATTTACTTTTGGTTTTTCCTTTTCATATATTTTTTTCTCAACCTCATCGATATCTGTTTGTGGTACTGCACACTCCAACGCCCTAATAAAATCTTCAGGTGTGACACAACCCGCAAAGAAACGCTCAACAAGGTTATTATTCATTCCTCTATAACAATTTATTACTCTTGGGTGATCGACTATTATTTTAAATGATAGTGATCCACTTCTTTTGGAATTATTATATGTGTAAACAGGTTCACTTCTACCGATAAACTCAGTTTGTGTCCAATTGGCACTAGTATTCTCATCAAATGTTAATTCATATGGTGGGAACCACATTATCCTACCCTTAGTACCTGTTAATGGATCACCTGGTCCAATTTCAAATAAAGGTAAATCTGCCAAATTGTCTGCCCAAGCCAAATTTTCCAATGATAACATGAATTTCTTCCTAGTAGTCTTAGAATCTAATATACTAGGATGATATTTAGGTATCCCATTCTCCATTAAAACACTAAGTGATGCCTTATCCTGTCTTGAAGAAAATCCTTCACCAGGGCTCTCTGAATTGAAAAATAATCCTGTGTTCCTAATTGCGTTGAAATAACTGTATCTATCATTTACAGTCCATACCCTACAAAAATTAGTGTTACCATCAACATCTATTAATGCCAATTCTCTAATTGCGTTACCTCTACTTATAATTCTATCTTGTTCTTTATCTCTAAAGTATTTTTTTGTTTGATTAATGAAAACATCGTTCTCATTATTATTAACTAATTGTTGTGTCTTATATAATAACGTTTTAGGGTTAAAGTTTTGTTCACCACCAGTTGTCCAGAAAAATTTATTTTCTTCACCTGACGGTTCCCCAATACCTTCTATGGTAGTTCTTTGACTATTACCAGTATTATCTATTTCACCGTTAAAGTCTTTACTCGTAAATCTAGTGGTAATTCGATTACCTCTATTTGTATTTCTTTCGGTACCTACATAATATCTCGGATTAATACCTGCGTTATCTGTACCAGCCAATCTACTATCAACATAGTTTGGTCTATAATCATTTCTATTTAAAAGACTAAATGCGAAAGATACTTGTTCGGTACTAGTTCTTTCGAATAATACCTTCATTCTCAATTCTGTTGATAAAGTTGGTTCAACACCTTCTTGTATATCTAAATTTGATTTTAATAATTCATCACCTGATTTTACACTACTATTGTATTCATTCCAACCAACTGCCCCATTTGGTAATGTATTAAAGAATTGGGTACTGCCCCTCATTCTATTTACATACTCATCAACTCTATCACCTAATGGTGGTGTAATAAATCCACGTATATATCTTTCATCATTGGTAAATCCCTCAACCTGTGCGATTTTATCTATTACAGTTTTCTCTAATTGAACTCCACCTAAAATACCTAATGAAGATTCTTTTTGAAAATTTAAAGATTTATATGTATCAATTACATTGAAAGGGAAAATTACACCTTTCTTAACACCAGTACTTACTAGTGTAAATTGATTTTGATTATATGATGTTGGATAAAAACCTCTTGTCTTAGGTCCGAATGATGTTGGTAACGGATACCATAAATTAGGTGGTACCGTTAACTCATAAGTTACATATTGATCATTTTGTGGGATGTATTTATTTAAATTGACATTTTGTGTCATTCTAAATAATGTACCTAAAGGAAATAATTTCTTTTCTTCGTTATAATGAACAGGTATATTCTCATTCTCAGTACCCATTACAGGCACATTTATAACCTTACCAATATCTTGTAATTTTGATACAAGACCAGATTGTACTAATGTTTCATTTACTGGTGGTGGTAAATTTCTATTTAATAATCTATTCCTAAATTCTTGTGTAGAATAAATACCTTTATTATAATCTAATATTCCTGCCATATATAATAATTTCTTATTATATAAATATTGGGTCTATAAAATTCAGGTGATTATTTATTATTTTATATATTCAAGTATTCTTGTTTTATTTATAAATCTAGAATTATTTCTTGAATAAACTGGTCCTTGCAATAATAGTAATAATTTTCTGAAAAGTCAATAGTAAAATGAAAATATTTTTTATTTTTTTTACACTGCCATATAATCAGTGGCTTCTTTACTAGAAGGAACACCACCATTTCTAAATCTACCGTTTAAGTGAGAAATAATTGTTTTCTCAACCATAGGTTTTATAGACGCCATATCTATATTATTTGTAGAACCATCAGGTGACACTAATTCTATTCTACCTGTTATATTTAAATTACCAAATTCAATTGTAGTTGATTCAGCCATATTATTGTTACCACCCATCATAGATTTATCCATAAGTTTGTCTAATGGTCCACCTTTTTTTGCACCAATAATATCATCTTCATTAGAAAAACTAGTTATCTCACCTGAAGATCTTAACATAAAGTCACCACTTTCTTTTTTACCTACATTTTGACCTGGTGCTTTAATTACTTCTTGACCCGCAACTGTTCTCAAAATTTTTAAAATTTCCTCAACGTCCATTGCTAATTCAGGATTTTTTAATGCCTCTGCCAAATCTTTTGCAAAATTACCCTCAAAAATTTTAGATACTCCTTCTCCTGTTGATAATCCTAATTTTTCTGCCTGTTCTAACATCATTTCTCTAAGATTACCATACGGTGTAGTTTGTAAATATTCAATTGTTTTTGTAACTTGATCTTCCGCACCTTTCAAAAGTGACTCTAAACCAGGTCTCATTATATCTTCAGTTAATTCATAAACATTAGATTCTGCAACATATCCAGTTTTCATTGCTTCTAATATGTTTGACAAAATTTGATTAGTAGTCATTGAATTATAGGCTAGATCCATAATTGCCTCTTCTTCATTTTTAGGTGCTGCCAATATTTTTTCTGCTAAATCTACACCAATGTCTTCAATACCTACTTCTTTTCCATCAAAATCAACAACCCACTTACCATCTTTCATTTTAGCCATACTCGCTAAACCATCTCTCATATCCTCATCTTGAATATTTCCCGAAACGTTCATCTTAATGTCTTTAATTTTAGATGATTGTCTAGCAATTTCTATCATACTATCAACGTTGACACCTAATTGTTCACCAGCAGCCTTTAATTGCATTCTAGCCTCAGCAGGAAATTCATATTCACCAGTTTCTTCATTAAACTGAATCATATTTTCAGTCATTGTCTGAACTTTCTTTGCTAACTCCTCAGGTTTGTTTCTTGCGAGATACATAGTTTCAAACGGATCACCAAAGGCTTCTGCAACATCACCACCTAACATTTGTAAATTTGCGACTGCTTCTATTGCAGCTTCTGGCTCATAAAACTTTTCAGCCATCTGCAACATATCACTAACATCCATTCTCATCTGAACCGCTAATTTAGCCATTTGAGTCATGCCTTTTACCCCACCTTTAAATGACATAGATGACATTTGATCAAAATTGTTGGCTAATGTTTTTGCAACTTGACTAGCATTTAAACCTAATTTTTGACTTTCTACTGTTAATGAGTTTAATAATTTATTTGAATTATCCACACTAACACCCATTAAGTCCATTCTTTCTACTAAAGCACCTGCACTTTGATTTGTTAAATTTAACCCTTTGGTTAATAAAAATATGTTTGAAACCTCCTCAGGTGAAATTATTCTAGCCCTACCACTATTTTCCGCAAATTCCTCCATTATGCTTGATACATCACTAGCAGAACCACCAAATTTTTGTACTTCCGCAGTTGCTCTATTAAATGATTTAGTAAATTCTTTACTTCTACCTACTGAAATACCAATATTTATTGCGGTTTGTTTAGATTCTTTAGCCAATTCTTCCGCATATTTATACTGTGCTTGTGAATCAGTTGCAAATTTTCTGAATTCTGTTGATATGTTCTTTACCGATAAAACCGCATCTTTTAATAAATCATTACTATCGCCTATATTTTTACTAACACTAGCCGATTTTTTATCAATCTTGTCCATATTATCAGACATTTCATCTAATCTATCATTTAGTTTTTGTATCTGATCCTGAAGGTCTTTTATATCATTTTCTGTAGGTGCTGCCATATTAACTATTTTTTGTTTTCTTCAAAATCCTTTCTAATTTTTTCAAAATCTTCTTTTATTCTCTCAAAAATTTTTAAAATTTCATTAAATTCCGATTTAGTTTTAGAATTTTTTACAATTGTTTTAACGTTATTTCCTATATTTTTTAACATTATTTAGTTTCAATAATTTCAAAAATAACATCTTCTTTTAAACCACTTCTAGTTTTTTGTCCTGAAGAAATATTTCCGAATTCGTTATAAAAAAGTTGTAATTCACCTATTTGTCTAGATCTTCTTTGAAGTGTTTCATAATATAAAAATAAACCTATTCTATAGTCCCAATCGTTCTGTTGTAAAATCATGAAATCGTTATTAAATCCTAGTACGTTAAACTTTTCTAAACCATTAAATTCATACTCAGTTTTCTTTACTGCGGATCGTACAGAAGTTTTTACTGTACCTACAAAATCTATAGTTATTGATAAAAATGGTAAAGACTCAATAGTCTCTTCATATGCTAATCTACTTTGTATTTTAGCATTTAATATATCCATTTTATCTTTAGTTATATTAATATTACTCTGAACGTCCTCAACATCTTTAGTAGTTACATTTTCTATGAGAAAATTTAAATAATTAACCGTATTCAAAAATTTATCAATATTCATTTATTTTATTTTATTAATAAATATCTTATTTTTTAAATTATTCTTTAGGTACTAAGTATGATATGAAATATTTGCGCATATAAGTGGGCATAATCAGAATATCTGAATATGTAAAACCTTTACCAACTAAAAACAATATCTCTTTTAAAAGATAGTGTTGATGGTTAGATGTCAGGCCAAAATAAGTTTTTATTGATTCTAAGAAAGGTGGGTACGGACTCTCCCCCCTGAGTCCTCGCAGTAGTTTTAAAGTTTACCCCTGGTTCAATTTCTGCAATATATTTGTTTAATTTTCTAATATCCATAATTGGTAATGCTTTAAGAATATTAGATATTTTTATTTTATCCTTCTCCCCATCAATATCCATAATAGATCTTTCTAATCTTAATGTAGTTTTATTAGATACTTCATTCTTATTTCTTTCCATAAGTTGATTATCTAATACTTCTATTTCCTCTTCATCTTTTCCAGATAGAAATCTAAATTTAATTGATTTTTGGGAATTAGGTAATTTAAAATCGAATAAACCACTTTCATCTGGTTTTACAATTAATTTTTTGTTTTCTAAAGTAGATAAATCTATTTCACCTTCTACTATTTTTTTACTTATTGGATCAACTATAGGTTGTAGATAAATTGGACCAAAAGCAGAAACTCTTAAAAATAAAATAATTGCCATCCTATCACCTTCTAATAAAAGTTTGGGGTCA